AGTGCCAACTCGTTTTATTTCTTTCGCAAATACGCCAACATTTCTTGGATTCTCATAGTGATCTAATACTTTGTCGGAGTATGCCATTATCCCCTCGTTAAGGTTAATATTTTTTGTATCTGTCTCTCAATGATTGGACCACGATTAGGCCAATGAATATATGGTTGTGCTTGTGACTTTAAAAGATTGGTCAGAAAAGGCATGATGATCTTTTCTACTTGTGCCAATCTTGTTTTGTATTCTTCTACCGTTTCATCTTTCTCTGCAATGACTGCATCATATTCTGCCTCATCAACTGTGGTGAATCCAAAGTCATCATCACCATACTCTGCCATAATTTTGTTTATATCGTATTCCATTATTTACTCCAATTTTTGGCAGCATTAAAGTTTTGATGACTGAACTCTAATCGATCTACTAACTTCAATGCATTACCTTTTAGTTTATCTACAGCAACAAACCCCTCTGGTGCTGTACTCTTGAAACCATCGTCTGTACGTACAAATGTGCCAATCGACTTGATAGTTTCCAATTTACGAATGATCATAAGTTTTGCTTCAATGATCATATTCATCAAATCGAATATGTTCTTCAATTGAGCAGCATTGGTACGATAGAATCGCATGACTTCTGTTTTCTCTTTGATGCGTTTATCTTTGGTTTCTGCTTTCTTTGCTGCCAGTATTTCTTTGTTGAGTCTATCTTCTACCCACTTCATCAAACCGTTTACGTGTGCCCTAGTATCACGAATTTCTTGACCCTCACGAACTTTGGTGTTGTTGTACGTTTTAATTTGCACCAGATAAGTTTCAGATGATGCAATCTTATTTAATGTTAATGCAGGTATTGTATTAAACAATCTTCCGGCTTGTGATAAAATTGATGTGAGTTCGGCAGTCTCTTGTTCAGTAAATGTAGCAGAACCAGATGCGTCAGTGAATGATGCATCACGAAACCAAACATCTTTTGTTGTTGTTAGATGGCCGATATCAATGTTGAATGATGCTTTCATACTTTCAATATCTTTACCTGTATATGATGTATGAAACACCACACCAAGTTGTGCAGCCATCATCATCTTGGCAAGTTTTGAGTTTGTTGGGACTGCATACACAATTGTATTTGGTTGAAAAGTAATGTACTCTTCACCTTCAATTGTTTGTGGCGTCAGGTCATCTTTGGTGAACATCATATCACCTTGCAGAATACCTTTGATACCCAACTTTGGAAGATACGCAAGTGCAATCTTCAATTTATCATTCAGACCTTCACCGGGATGATTTTCATCGATATCATCATCGGTGTAATTTAGTTTGGCATTCTTGTTGAACACAGATTTAGTGCCAACAAAGAACTTACCGTTCTCTGGATTGATACCCGCAAAAATGGCAGGTGAACCATCCCATTTTGTGGTGACATTTACTTTAACATCAGAATGACCCGCTAACATGTTACGGAGTGAACGCAGAAAATTAATTGCTTCTCTTGCACCAGACACACCATTATTCAATACATTATCTTCTAAATGTTCCAAGTGAACGTTCTTTCCTTCTTTTGCTTCGGTTATATGTTCTGAAAATTTTTTCATTTTACTTTAAATTTAGTATCGTTAGGATATTCGCCTGCTCTTGAATTTCTTAATTCAATCACATAACTCTGAAATCTATTTCCACAAAAAATTGTTATCTGTTTTGATTTTGCATTTGGGTAACGTATATCAGTCACTTTAATATTACTTGTTAAATCATCTAAATTCGATCTATCAATCCAAAAAACTTTCCAGCCCATTGTTTTGCGGGAGTATGGAAGAAGTCCAAGAGGTTGATTAGTTTTTCGAACATAAAAATAGTTCATGCCCCATGCTCTTTCAAATATTTTTTTTATTTCTGCGGGCTTGGCCTTTTCAACTTTTATTTGTTTTCTGAGTGCCTTTATATTATTTCTCAAATCGAATCCTGACTGCACTTGATTCAAATCTACTCCAAATGCATTTAAAAATTCCGCACCAGCAGAATCTTCTTGTAGATCACCTTTAGCATTAAATAACGATGCTGCGCCTGAATATGAACTGAAAGTATCTCCATTAATGTCCTTTAGAGAAATGTACCAATTACCACCTGTTGTATCAGTTAATATAATATCACCAATAATTGCACCAAGTTTTTCTATTGCAACACCTTCTTTTCTAGTTGACCCTTTTCTCTGTGTCACCGATTTGATTTCAACCTTAGCAAAATCATCATTAGATTCATTCAATTCTTGAATTAAATCAGCATAATCACTACTATTTTTTCTGGTTGAAAATGCAGTTGCTAATCCGGTTACAGTATTAGTTTCAAAATTTTCACCTTTATTTGCACCTCTTCCTATAACTAGATCAAATTTTTGTCCATCAAAAGTGAAACTATAACTTGGAAATTTTGAACTGTTTGGTGATATTGCATTATACTGTATATTAGAAATGTCTTTGGAAGCACTTTTTAATATTGTTCCCAAATTACTAATTAATTTTTCAGAGGTATCTCTATTTTTATCCACTAACTGTAATCTATATTCTCTCACAGTTTTTACAATTTTACCAGGTTTGCCTGCTGGAGCAATTGACGCAACCTGATAATTATATTGTGCCAATATTTGATTAAAAAAGTTGCCTAATTTTAAGTAATGATCTGTACCTAAAGCCATTAATACTTCCTCCAGTTATTGGAGTATTTATACCTTAAACCCACCGAAGTTTTTGAACTTGCTTGTACGTTCACGTTCACCGAAAGTATTCAGAGGTTTATCGTTTACCTGACCAGCATCAACAATATCATCTTGTGCTGACTGTTCTACATCATACAGTTTCATTTTGGCTCTGTCAATACCCACCACGAATCGTTTGAATGTATTAGGATCATTGTATCGATTCTTTAGTTGCTTAACCATTAACTGATTCAATTGTTCTAATTCCTCGGTACTTATCAAAGCGAACATAAAATCAGCGGTCGCAGGTAGACCAAAGGATTCTGACGTATCCTCAAGACCTGGATCGCTGCTTGTGAAGCCGCTTCTGGTGGTCTGTGTGGCTGACATTATGGGTACTGAGAACTCGACCGCTAGACCCCTTAATTCCTCTGCAATGGCTTTAATATATGAGTAACTATTGACATTCGAGCCTGCTTTGATTCTGGCACTTGCACAAATGTTAAGATAGTCAATAAAGATGATATCAGGTTTGAAACTTTTCTTTAGTTGCAATTCATTTAACAAAGCACGGAAGTGAAGTGCTGATGCAGCAGCAGTCGGATATTCTTTGATAATCAACTTACCTTGTGTTTTAACTTTCAATGCTGAGAACTTACGTTCATAATCCTGTTTACTGATTGAGTGTAAATCAGAAATGTCGATGTTCAACAGATTCGCATCAATACGTTCGGCAATACGTTCTTCAGCCATTTCCATTGTGATGTACAATACATTCTGACCTTGAGATAAACATGAGCCAGCAACGTGACACATAAACAAAGATTTACCAACACCGGTACCTGCAAGTGCAATGTTCAATGTCTTTTGTGGTAACCCACCTTTGGTGATCTTGTTGAATATGTCTAGGTCGAATGGAATTTTAACTTCGTGCTTATGATAGAAGTCATACCGAGAATCTGCATCATCAACATAATCATGACCCACAGATGAATCGAATGATACACCAAGTGCATCACTCAATAACTTTGGTATCGAACCTTTACTATCTCGGTCATCTTTATTATCAAGAATCTTTACCGACTTCATGATAGCATTATAGATTGCTTTGTCTTGACAGAATTTTTCAGTGTTATCCGTCAACCATTTCACATCAGTGCGTTCATCTTTCTCGGCATTGATTTCACGAAGCATCTCAACTGAATCCTGAACTTGTTGTTCTGTCAGTTTTTTAGATTCGGTAAAATTGATTAAGAGTGATTCGTAGGTTGGTAGATTCTTGTAGTGATTGATATACTCTTCAATTTCTTGAAAGAGTATTTTCTCTGTGTTGTCGGCAAAATATTCCGACTTTATGAATGGTAAAATCTTACGTGCATAGTCCTCATTGAATATCAAATTCTTGAGAATCGCTGTTTCTAATCGTTTCATTGGATTGTTTCATTAAAATATCTGTTAGTATGTCACCAATCATTGTATGAAATTCTTCATCTTTTGTCAAGTCATGGATGGTGAAGTTTGGTGAATGCTCAATCGTATAATCAAAATACAATCGAGCAAACTCACCCTCTTCAATTACTTTTGCTTTACCATAGTGATACAGAACACCAGCATACTTACCTTTCAATATGCCGATGCCTGTAATCTGTTCATCATCAGATGGTATAAACTGATAATCTATATCTTCTTTATACATCACCAGCGAACTCGACTTCTTCCAGAACTGGGTCTTTTCCCATAATGCTGCCATACGTGATCTCATATCTTTTCCTTACATATTCTTTAAATTTCTCACTAACAAGAATATCATTCCAAAACTCTGCCGTTTGTGTATCATCAAATCGTTTCTTGTCACCAATCTCACCAGTCTCTTGATCAACTTTGGCATACCAACCATTCGATGGTTTACTTACAAAG